CCATACGATATCGCTGTCTTGTTGCTTCAGTCATTTTATTGACCCTCATGGTTGTTAAGATTAAAGCCAAAAAGGGGAATCTCCCCACTCAATGATTGTTTGAGCAGATAACCTTCAAGCGGCCAGATCTTTTCAATGGCTTTTTGCCGAGCGATCTTTCTACCGATCTCCGCGTTGAAGTTTTCAGGCGATGCGCATGAGGATTCGCCGGTGACCGTGAAGCCGTTGCGAAGGACGAGCACGCATATAGTGAGCAAACCCAATGGTGAGTAGTGCGGCATGATGGCTCTACCCGTATCATTTATCTCACCTGCTGTATCAAGACAAGCCATGCGGACGCCTTGTAGGGCAGTGAAGTAATGCTCACTGAAAATTGTGGCCTCGATCCGCTCCGGGGTGATTCGGGGTGCGTTAAGCCCTAAGGCTTGAATTTCTTTCTGTGTGCTATCGGTCATTCTTAGCTCCCAGGGTTTATTCCTGTTCCAGTTGATAAAGCCACTCGCTCTCCGGAGTCCATCTCTCCTTGGGCTATGGTTAAGGCGGTCATATTATCCTCACGGTTCATAATCATCTTTGCATCAATCTCGGCCTTGGTTCTTCGGTCTTCCGCCTCTTGCTTGAGTTGTTCTTTCTGCATATTAATCTGATTGTTCTGAGTTACCTTCTGGGCTTCGAGTTGAGCTTTCTTCTCGGCTATCGAAACATCCATCTGTTTCGCTTGCAGCGCCGCTGTAGAAGGATCCATCGGAGGCGGAGGAGGAGGTGCCAGCTGTTGTAGAACTTCCTGGGCCTTCTGAATAGCAGCAGGTATCTTCTCAAATACTCTCATGGCCGCAGCAATTACATCCGGGGATATACTAGCCAGGGTTTTGTCCATCTCAATGCGAGTGTCGGGATCCTTCGTCTTCATCAAAGTTTTAATCGAGGTTTTGGTAGATTCCTCCAGCGCTCGAACATTTGCATCTACGTACCACATAACCATATGGTCTCTTAAATGATTTAAGGCCGCAGGGATAAAACCAGGAGCTATCAGAGAAGATTGACCAAACATCGGAGATCCGAGGAAATCAAGCAGAACCTGGATGTGGCCTAAATGGTCCTGCTCGGGGAACGCGGCAACCGGTCTACCCATTACCATGGCCAGGTTCTCGTTTACAGCGTTCATCTCGTCAGGTTTAGCTTCTTTCACCAAAAGGCTAGTGGCATCGGGTATCCTGGCGCGACTAAGAATCATCTCCTCGACTTTACGTGGATCATACAAGGGATTACCTTGAGCTCTTTGAGCCACCAGTTGAACTTGTCCCCATCGCTGTACGTCCGAGAATATCTCAGGATCAGCTGTAGGTATCACATCTTCGGGATTATCAAAGTCCTTTGCAAAAGCCAGCTGTCTACCACACTGCTTTTTAATATCAGCATCAGTAAGGTAAAGTCTATTGATTCTTTGAAGTACCTGGATAAACCGACTCATCGATCCTACAAGGCGTAGATGAATCGCGTTAAACACCTTCATCGCTTGTTCGATCATAGCCAGTGTGGTTCCTACTGGAGCATTAGTCGAGACGTCCCCTAACCTATCTAAGATGGTTCTAACTACTTCACTGCCTTCTTGAACTACAAAAGACAAAAGATTAAGAAGAACGGGAGATGTTTGGTTATACGGAATAGCCATAAGCAATTTTCGTATATCTGCATCCGCGCCTACCCCACCTTCTATCTCAGTTATCGAGGTAGTGTTTAATTCAGTGCTCTGCCCTGAAAAGTTAGCTCCCTTAAGCTTTGCCAAGGCCGGAAAGTTCTGAATATGTGCTGAGTCTAGGAGTGCCCGCAAAGCTCCAGTGGCGGCACCGGATAAAGAACCTATCAGCTGGCCTAGACCTATGTGGTACGGCCCTCTCCAAGGTATAAATCCTAAGTCGATTATCCAATACATCGGCTCCTGGCGGTCTATCTCGGTGATTCCCTCTTCCCATTCCTCATCAGGCTCCCAATTTCTAACTACCGAAAGAACTTCGTGGGAAACTGAACAGATATCGATCAAGTAGGGCTGTTCCTCGTAGTCTTCTACATCTAGGAAGCACATTACATGGTAAATATCTCGCAGGCCGTCTTCATTGTACCAATTAGACTGCTTTCCCTCAACCTTATCCGATGCCTGAGCCGCTTTGCTTTGTTCAGGCAACATAGAGGTGACAAATCCCCCAGCTGAGTCTCTATATATCCCAGCTTTCACACGAGCCTTAAACTCCATCTCGGTTATGTGTTCTACTACCGTTAGTCTTTCGGCCGTGTAGAAAGAGTCGGCAGCGAAAGGTATATAAACGTCATCGATGGGGATAAATGAAGGAACAGGTCTTTTGCGCTTTTGATCGTATTTAAGGCCTAGATACTGAGAACCACCCAGAGGTAGCTGACTTACGGCTTGCTCAAGAACCATTCGGAGCTCTGGCATCTGTTTAATACATTGCCAGTTCATATAAGAAACTTTTCGCTTTGCCTTTCTTGACTGCTCGGCCGTAGGCTGTCCAGGTATAAAGTCCTTGACCGGGCCATTTGAAGGAAACAGTTCAGCTATCGTTCGGGAACCAAAATCTATCGAGGCTTTCATCAACATTGGATGCACGGCACGCGAGGCCCCAGGGAACGTAGCACCACCGGGTGCCTCTTTTCCTAAACCCGTTCTTTGAATCGCCTCGGTGTATTGTTCGTCTCGAGGCTTTCGGCATTCTTTATCGTACTCGATCAGTTTAAGAAACTGAGAAGCGATATCCTGCAGTTGTTGTTGATCCAAGGTATCTACGAGATTATCATAGAAACCTCGTTCGCTGGGTTCATTATCATCCTCGTCTAGAGTTACAACTGCCCCGCCGTCGTCAGTATCTTGAACTTCGTCATCGAGGGCTTCCTCTTCGATTTCGAGGACCTCATCCTGCTGTTGATCTTCGTCGTCTAGTATATCTTCGGGATTATCGGCCATCATAACTCCTAACTATTGATCGTAAACGTTCCGAGAGGCTTTTTCAGCAGCACGACGAGCCGCAGCCGCTTTACGTGCAAGCTCTTCTGGATCGATCTTCACAGTGAAAGGACCAAACGGGAATTTATCCAAGAAGAACCGCAATGCCTGCGTACAGGTATCCATTAAATCATCATGTTCCAACGAGCCTTCGCCTACGAACGTACAGACCTGAGCAATCAGGTCTTCCGCCCACGTCGCCGGCTTTGCTTCCTCATGCTCAGATTCGATAGTCCAAACCCGACCGTGTGCGAACATCGGAGAAATCACATGCAACCGACTTAACTTATCGAGTTGACCAGGATTATAAGATTCTGTGAGAATATTTTCTGAGGCCAATTGTTGACGCAGTGAGATGCCAGATCCCTTAGTCTCGATCAAAGTCAGATCAGGCTTTCGTCCTTGATGCCCAGCTACCTCTTTGGAGCGGATCATCGGCTTGATCTTCGGCTCGTCGGCATCCCCATATTTTTTCTCTTTTTCTTTTTTCATGCGCTCTACCAGATCGGGAAAACCCATGCGCTTCTCGAACGCATGCAACAACATGACGTGAAGTTTCTTCTCGAATTCGAAGCAACCCCAGACCGATCCTGCTGTGGGATCATTCACCTGCTTCTTCTTATCGTAGTCTTCCTCAGAAAAAGCAGTATCGACGGATAGCAAAAGGAATTTAAACTTAGGTAGAGGTTTAAATGCAGACCAAAGCCTCCATTGAGACCGTTTAACGAACCCAGATTCTTCAGGGTCTATCAACTCACCATGAATCTCTTGCTTACCAATGGCTGTGCCTTCGTACTTAGCCACGTTTTCGTAGAACACATCGGTTAGATTCTCTGCATTCTCGTAAGTTGAGCCCGTAACCACCACAGTTCGCCTATCTTTGTCGCGATCCCGCATAAAAGGAGTTGGCTTCGGAGTGGAAGTCCAAACCAATCGCGGGTTATCTCCTAACCGTAGGCCGAATTCTATATTTGACCAAGCTTCCTTTGGGTAAAGCCATGCCGCAATCTCCTCTGCCCAGACCCGATGCGCCTGCGGTCCGCGTAGTCGATTCGGAGTATCGGCCGCGAAGCCA